AACGGTCTATATCCTAAATGGGACGGACCAGCACTCTATCGAAGAAGGAGTGAAGTTTCTCCGTCAGCCTGGGCACTGGTCTACCAACAGCAAGATGTACAAGAAGACTCTATCTTTGCCCCTGCGTGTGTTCAAGGTTCACTCAACAGGATGCGAAAGCGTGGTCCTCTAAAGCCAGGAGTTCCTGGACATCCTAGAGAACGCGGTTCTTGGTACACCATCATGGGTCTAGACCCTGCGATGAGTGGCAATACTGCCGCTGTTGTGATGACTGTAGACCGCAATACTCGCAAACGATATGTTTTAGATGTCATAAACATGACAGACCCTACTCCTGCAAAGATTAGGGACTTGATAGATGACTGGGTTGAGAAGTATCAGCCCCAAGAATTACGTATTGAAATCAATGCTCATCAGAAAGCATACGCGCTAGACGATGACTTGCGTTCATTCCTTGCCTCTGTAGGGGTTAGATTCTCTAGCCAGTTCACAGGTAAGAACAAGTGGGACACATCTTTCGGTGTGGCTGCTATGTCTGGTCTCTTTGGGACTATGCGTAACGGCGTACACCAAGATGATAACTTGATAGAACTTCCTTCACAGGATGGTTCTGAAGGCATTAAGGCTCTGATACAGCAGTTGATTACTTGGAAGCCAGACACTAAGGGTAAGACCGACTGTGTGATGGCTCTGTGGTTCTGTGAACTACGCGCTAAGGAAATCATCGGTAACAGCAGCATTAACCAAAGTCACGTTGTTAACAGATGGGCTACAAGAAAACAACTCGAACAGCGTTTCGTTATGAACGTTAACGACTACGAGTTCTCAGTGTACGAATAGGACTATGATGGAATTAGATATCCAGACGATTGCAAGGCGGGTTGAGAACCTTAAAATTCGCAACGGCGCCCGCGATGCCCGTATGCAGGATATCCTTGCTGTACGTAAAGGTGAGATGGGTCAGATTTATCCAGACCTATTCCCTGAAGGCATGGACAAGCCTATGGTGGCTAACTTCGTCGATGTCGCAGCACGCGACTTGGCTGAGGTTCTAGCCCCGCTTCCATCCTTCAACTGCGCTACAAGCAACGTCAACAATGACCGTGCTCGTGCTTTTGCAGATAAGCGCACACTGATTGCCAACAACTACGTCTACAACTCACGTCTACAGTCACAGATGTACTGGGGTGCTGACTGGTACTTCTCGTATGGCTTCTTGCCTATCTACGTAGAGCCAGACTTTGATGACAATCTTCCACGTATCCGTGTTGAAGACCCAATGGGTGGCTACCCAGAGTTTGACAGATTTGGTCGTTGCGTAGCATACGCAAAGTCCTACTTCAAAACGCTAGGTGAACTAGCAGTAGATTATCCAGAATACGCACCTTTGTTGCTTGGTCGTGATGGTTTTAACCAAGACACCAGCATGAAGGTGGAGATGATTCGTTACAGTGATGCAAATGTAACGGTATTGTTCTTGCCTAACCGAGGAAACTTAGTTCTTAACTATGCCGCTAATCCTCTAGGCAAGATGAATGTTTTCGTAGCAAGACGTCCTTCACTTGATGATGAAGCCCGTGGTCAGTTCGATGACGTACTGTACGTACAACTAGCACGTGCACGTTTTGCTAACCTTGCGATGGAAGCAGCAGAGAAGTCTATTCAGGCTCCAATGATTGTTCCATCTGATGTAGTCGACATGCCAATGGGTCCTGATGCGATTATCCGCACATCACAACCAGCAGGCGTAGGTCGCGTTAGACTAGATGTACCAGCAGCAGCGTTTCAGGAGCAGGCTGCACTCCAGAGCGAACTTCGCTTGGGTGCACGTTATCCTGAAGGACGTACAGGAACCATTGATGCTTCAATCATCACTGGTCAAGGTGTACAAGCGTTGCTTGGTGCATTCGACTCTCAAATCAAGGCAGGACAGACAATCCTGACCGAAGTATTTGAAGATGTGCTAAGAACATGTTTCGAATTGGATGAACTCCTATTCGATAAAGAAAAGAGCGTCAAGGGTATCGCACAGGGTACGCCGTACGAGTTAAAGTACAAACCAAGCAAAGACATCAAGGGCGACACTTCTATCGAAGTACGTTACGGCTTGATGGCAGGACTTGACCCATCGCGTGCCTTGATTTTCTCTTTACAAGCACTTGGAGCCGATTTGGTATCTAAGGATTTCATTCGTCGTGAACTTCCATGGAGCGTCAACGTATCGCTCGAAGAACAACGAATCGAAATCGAAAAGATGCGCAGCAATCTATCTGCTGCTGTAACAGCCACAGCGCAAGCAATTCCTGCCATGGCTGCACAGGGGCAAGACCCATCTGCGCTAATTAAGAAGATTGCAGACGTTATTGAACGTCGTCGCAATGGGGACACTATCGAGGCTGCTGCGCTTGCCGTGTTCACACCCGAGCAACCTGCGCAGGCAGAGACGACTCCACCAGGCACACAAGGACCAGTTGAGGCTACCCCGTCCCCAGTCGCTCCTGGACAACCTTCTGGTGGGGTCCCACAACAAGCACCAGATTTAGCAAGCATATTGGCAGGTTTAGGGGGATAGTGTGGCTACAAGAAAGAAACCAGTCAAGAAAGCGGTAAAGAAAGTAGCACGTAAACGCAAGACAACTAAAGAACCAGTTCTAACAAAGTTAGATTTCTGGGCGATTGCTACTAAAGAAGTTTATGACTCGCTACGCAAAGCGGGAATGGATGAAGGAACAGCCTTAGCATTTGCTATGGATAGGTCAAGTTATCCTGATTGGATAGTAGACCCTGCTGACCCAATTAAGAATCCACTAGATGATTTCGACGAAGATGAGGATTAAACATGTCAATGCAAGATGTACCTGGAGGACCAGGGCGATTCGCTCGTAGAGACGACCTCGGAAACGTAAAGAAGATTCAACGCGAGGGACGTAACATCGCAGAGGCTTCAGGTGGCGCATACAGAAACCGTAAAGAACTAACTGAACTTTCTCAAGGTGCACCTATGGATAATCCTGAGGCAACAGCAACTGGCATGAATCCACTTGCTGCCGCACTTCCTAACCCAGATGCATTCTTGCCAGGTAACGAAGCGCCTCTTTCTGATGGTGCTGAAGGCGGTCCAGGACGTGGACGTGGCGCACAGCAGACTCCAGTTGACGCAATTGACCAAACAGCAGTGCTAGCACGTGCTATGTTTATGGCAAATCCTGACTCAATCATTCTTGCTAACATCGTCAATGCGTTCAATGAAGAGAATCGTTAATGGCAGAACTGCAGAAATCTAACCTTTCACCCGCGATGCGGGCTTTGTATGCCAATGAAGGAGAGGCACGTAATCGTGCTATCGCAATTCAGATGTCATCACTTACGCCTGACATGTACAGAAACTTTAATGCTATAACTTCTTCCTACCCTGGAATGAGTAAAGACTTAGTTATGTCCATGGTGAAGCAAGGATTGTCTGCCAATACCCCTGGAATCAACAAAATTGTTTCCCTTGACGGTATTGCTCAGTTAAAAAAAGACCAATTCAACGTAGATAAAATCAAAAAATCTGTAGATAACGATAAAGGAATCCTTGGTTCTATCTACGATGCTACGATTGGCAAAGTTTACGATGTATTTAAGGGAACTACACGCGCTGGTTTTGCGCTTTTGCGTGCTCCTTATGACCTAGCAACTACATTAACACGCGATATCGCACAAGAAAAAGACGCAGGGCTCTTTACAAAAGACCTAGCAAGCCTTGGTGGAACAAATACACTCTTTGGTTCGTTAGTTGCTGACGTTTTTGGTGGAAAAGGCGGGGTAGACACAGGGGCGGGATTCTTTATCGACCCACAAAGTCGAGTTGGTAAGGCGCAAGCCAAGGCTATGTCAGCCTATGGTAAGGTCAATGGCGAGTCATTCACCATTGGTCGCTTCGTTGCTAAGTCAATTGAGTCAAATCCAGACAAGACTGGTTACAAAGTACTATCTGGTCTCGTTGACGCCACTCTAAACCTAGCACTTGACCCATCTATGTGGTTCGGTCCTGGTGCTGCTAAAGCAATTCTCAAAGGTGGCAAAGAAGCAGCAGCCCTCAAGGCTAGCGCAGCAGAGTTTAGCCCTGTAGCACAGACAGAAAAACTCAATAAAGAGATTGCTGAACTCGCCAAACAACGCGATGAACTAATCGGCAAGTACACCAAGCGTACAAGTGGTGCCTGGTTGCGTAAGACAACCGAGTTGCAACGACTTGAGAAGCAAAGATTTGAAACACTAGAACCTGCTGTAAGCAAGTTGCTTAACACGCTAGAAGATACTTACAAAGAGTACTCGCAGAACCCTGCTGCACAACAAGTTCTTGCTAACGAGAATATCGTCAAAGAGATTATCTCTAACCCTAGCGTATACGATGGCGAACTACTTCGTGGTATCGATAAACTCTCGGCAGAGAACACCAACACTTTAGGTTTTACTGATGGCTACATCGTACTAGGAGATGTTCCTAAGCCTGGCGTAATCTCCTTCGGAGCACACCAGACAGACGAGTTTGTAGTTACACTTGCTGGCGATGAGCCACTAAAGGTTCTTGACCTTACAGAAGACATTACCAAACTTCCTGCTAGAGAAAAACAAGCAGAAGTCAATCGCCGTCTCCAGTTTGAAGAGTGGCTAGAAGCAGGTAAGTCTGATGCTAACCTTGCTCCAGAAGTACGTGCCGTACTAGACCAACTATCGTTGGCTAGTAGAAACGATGCTATGGAACTTAGAGGCTTTTCTTGGGCAGTATCTGCTGCCGAAAAGCCTAAGACACTAGCAGAAATCCTTAGTACGATTGCCGCTGCTAAGGCAACAGGCGGTTCTGCTCGTGCTATGCAGTATGCGCTAGAAGGCATACAGAAGATTTGGCAATTTGATGCTATCGGCAACATCCGTGCTATCTACGGTGAGACTGGTGGCGTTATGGTTACTAACTCACAGCGTATTGCAGCAAAAATTGCGGAGGTTGGAAATGCGATTGCAGAGATTGCTGACCCTTCTAATCTTGGTCCCAACATGGCTAAGTTACTTGCTTCTGTCAAAACGGTTGATGAAGGTATCTCGAAAACTCGCCAAGAACTTGAAGCGCTAACCAAGAACAAAGAAGCGGCAGAGCAACGTCTAAAAGAAGTTGATATCTTCCGTAACGTAGTTGACCAGGATTTGGAATTACGTAAAGCAATTATCAATGACCCAGAGTACAAGGGTCTTCGTAAGATTATTGACCTAGATGCAGGTATTGCCGAGAAGCGTATCTTGCGTGAGTGGGCTCAAGAGAATATCGGTCTAACCGCTGCCTATAATGGAGACCTTGCTACAGATTTTAGTAAAGCATTCAAGTTCATGCTTGGAAGACGCTTTACTCAGATTGCAGAAGTGGTTGCTAAAGAAACTGACCCACTAAAGATACACAGATTCTTCGGTAAGAAACTTGACTCTGAGATGGTGGCAGCACTTACCGCTGCTAAGACCTCTGATGATGTATATCGTGTCTTCTTGTCATATCTAGGCAATCCTGCTACTGACCCTAAGATATTCCGCTCTACCACGCTACGCAAGGAAGTTGCAGGACTTACTGCTAATCCAGTTGCTCGTTTGGTTAATCCAGTATCGTATGTATCATTCCGTAGAGCAGAACAATTAGACCGTGCGTTCAGCCGCTACTTTGTCCGCTCTACTGCTATAAACTTAGGTGATTTGAACAATACCATCAATAGCGTAGAAGACTGGCTAAGTTCTGCACAGATTAAAACCGTTATTGGCAAGCAAGGACAAGAGAAGTACATTGATGACATCTCTCGTAAGTTGTTTGCTAGCACTAGCGAGCAAGAACGAGCCAAGATTATCCAAAATGGCATGGATGACCTCATTGAGGACCTTGCCAAGCGCTTTGGTGCTGATGATTCAACTATCAGTGACCTTAAAGACGTAATCAAACTCAATGCCGTGCAAAAGAACGCAGATACCACCTATACGGTAGGTAAACTCTCTGAAAACGGTGAAGTTCTTGTCTATAACGCAGGTAATGACCCAATTAAGATTGATGGCGGTCTATCCTACTACCAGTTAGCCCAAGGAACTATGTTCCTTCCAGATACCAAAGAAGTACTTAAAGTACTCAATAAGTATCAGTTGAACGGCTTACGTAGCAAGGCTAAAGCAGGAAAAATCCTCGCTGAAGAGATGGGTGACGTCTGGCGTACCGCACAGTTGGTATTCCGTGCATCCTATATCATTCGTAACATCGCAGAAATGCAGATGCGTCAGATGTTCTCTGGTCACGCTAACATCATTACACACCCAATGCAGTTCATCGCTATGATGGTTGCTAACTCTGGTAAGGGTGGAAAGTTAGCCCAGCGTGTTGCTAAGTACCAATTTGACCTTGGCGGTAACGCATTCAACAACGTAGAGGCTGAAGGAGAGTTCCTAGAGGCTATCCGTGGCTACCAGATGTGGGCATTCCGCCGTGCATCTGTATCTGACTACCGCAGTAACAAAGGTTCTGAGGTATTCAAGGTTTACAAAGTAATTGGTTCTGGCGATAAGAACTTCTTTGAAGGTTTAGCACATACCCTTAATCGTTGGGGTAGCGATGCTTTCAATCCTAAGATTGCTAAACTTATGCTCACTGGCGATGAAGCAGCCAAGCGTAAGTTTGTAGATGATGTAATTAATGACTTTGATACACCTAATAGCGATATTCGTAATTACGTACTAGGTATCTATGACCGTAACCCTGGTCTAAAGAATGTATTCTTGCGAGATGCTGGCGTAGATGCAGATAAGATTACCAAGGCTGACCTATCGCCAGAGAAGATATTCACATTCTTCTTCGATGATGCTCAAGAGCATACTCTTGCTGGTCAAATGCGTACTATTGCTGGTAATGGTCCTAAATCGCATGTAATTATGGACTTACTTGCTGATGGCAAGGTTACATTCACCAATAGTGCTGGTAGAACATCTACAATAAGCATTCCTTGGTTTGACGGACCTTTGAACTCTACTCAGTTGTCCGCACTTGAAACCGCATTCCGTAAGTCTTTGACTAACAACTTTACTGCAGAAGACCTTGCTGGTTCTAAGGTATTGTTCCAGAAGGAGAGCCTAGTAGGCGGTCCAGGCAAGAAGGAAATCAATAACATGGTTGATGCCTTCTTCAACCTATCCTCGCGTCTTGAGAGCAAGTTTAACTTTGGTCCTGAGTATCAGATGGCATACTGGGACTTTGTTGGCAGATATGCCGATATGCTATCTCTTGATGACCTCAAGTACGTACAGAAGCAGGCACAGAGGACACTTAACCCAATCGGTAAGGTTATCGGTGGTAAGTATCGTACTATTGGCAGACAGCACGCAACTCTACGTGTTATTGAGTCTCGCTTAAAGAAAGTAACGAAGAATCCTAAACTTGCTGGTGAATCTAACTGGCAGGCTATCCATCAGATGGCTGCTAAAGAGGCTTCCACCTACGTTAAAGACTTGTTCTACGATGCTAGCCGTCAAAAGCAGTGGGCTCAGGCATGGCGTTTGGTATTCCCATTCGCACAGGCTCACACCAATACGATGTATAAGTGGAGTCAACTAGCAGCAACTAACCCGATTCCTTTGTATCGTTTTGCTAAAGCGTATGACGCTGCTACCAAAGAAGGCTCAAACGTCATCTACGACATCTCTGGTATGGCATACGATGATGACCAAGGATTCATCTACCGCGAACCTGGCAGCCTAGAACCTATGTTTAAGATTCCACTTGCTGGAAACTTACTAGGCGCACTTGCTGGTAAGAATCTTAATATGGCTCAAGCCTTACAGGTTACAGCGCCAGTACAGTCACTTAACCTTGCTTTCGGTGCAGTTAACCCGCTAGTGCCAGGTCTTGGACCTGCAGCGCAGATTCTCTTTACCTCAACAGGTAAGGTTGATGAGTTTGGTCCTGCTTGGGACATCATGCGCGACATTGTTACTCCGTTTGGAGCACCAGATAGTCCAGATGACATCGTATTCCCTTCATGGATGCGTAAAACAATTCTGTACGCATTTGGTAACGACCAGATGGTACAGCGTGGTGTAAAGGATTGGGCTGCTTACCTAGCATCTAGTGGTGAGTATGGCGAGAATCCTTTGGCTAATGACCAGACTCGTAACAGATTATTCAGAGATGCTGAACAACTATCTAAGAGCGTAGGTTGGATGACTGCTCTATTCCAGAGCATCTCACCTGCTACACCTATGAACGAGGTTCTAGCAAAGATTAAAGACCCAGATAATAAATATCGCTTCATGACAATGACGGTTCTTTATGAACACTGGGATAGAATTTCAAAGGCAAATCCTGGTGATTACGGCGCAGCCGTACGTCAGTTTGCTGAGACTTATGGCAAGAACAACATCTTGATTGCTC